CCACGTGTTTTCAAATAATCATCATCATATTCAACAATCATTTTCTGAAGGCGCTGGGCAAGCAGGGGCCGCAGAGCGGTCCCGACCCCGCGTGAGCGGGGGGCGCCCGGCTGCCTGAAGAGATACGGGGGGGTACCCATGCCGGAGGCATGGGGGGGCGGTAGCCCTTTCCTTAAAACATCCTTCAAACATTGTTTATATAAAATACTTCCCATCCAGGCGGACAGGGGCGCGACCCGGTCGCAAGGGCTTTAGCCCTAGTATTACCCCTGTCCGTCACACCTATATCTATTACACCTATTCCCACGTGCGTTTTACTATAAATTGGGGTTTTTAATCCCCATCCTATATTCCTTACACACCGAAGCAAGAACAACATGTCCACCAGAAAAAATATTATTTACAACAAATCAGTTGGTATGACCGACATACAAAAAGGTTATGCAGCTCGTAACCGTGCAAATGCTATGCTTAAACTCAGAAACAGAAATGCTATTATGACAATGCCTCGACAAATGCCAAATCAATACCAAGCACAACTTAGACGTGCCACACCACAAGAAGTTAATTATGTTGATCTTCCATTAGTTACATATGATCTTAATTCTACTGGTTCAATTGTCTTAATATCTACTATTGCTCAAGGTGCATCTGTTAATCAAAGAATTGGTAAAAGAGCTTTTTACAAATCTTTGATTATTAGAGGACTTGCATTTACTGGAGCTTCTACTACTTTTTTAGATGCTGCCTTTTTAATTATATATGATAAAAGACCAACTGGTGCTCTTCCAGCAATTACAGATATTTTAACATCTGTTAGTCCTTCTGCTTTTATGAATGATAATAATACTGGAAGATTTGAAGTTATTAGAAGACAAGATTTTTGTTTAATTGGAAATCAAACAACTCCACAAACTGGACAAGAAGCTAAAAATGTTGATCTTTATATTCCTTTGAATAAAAGACCAATTACTTTTGAATCAGCTGGAACTGGTGCTATTGGTGATATTGATTCTGGTGCATTATATTTAGTTACTTTAAGTTCAGTTGTTCCTGGTGCTAATGCTGGTATCTTAAGAGTTGCTTGTAGAACAAGATTTACTGAAAAATAATTTTTATGAAATGTATTTAAATGTAACAAGTTGAATTAATAAATGTTTATTAATTAAATGTCGAATAAATCTTCGCTACATTCATCAAATAATACTTCACCTTCACTATCCATATTATATCTATTTATATAATCATCATCATCATCATAACAATCACAGATAGCAATATTTTGACCACATTCATTACAGTTATCACAACCTAAGTTTTCTAAGATATCCATATCACATTCTTCTTCAGTGGAATCGATAAGTTCAATTACTTCTTTTTCTTTAGCAATTTCTTGAGTTACTTTGAGGTTATCAATAGCATCTTCAACAACCATTTGTGTTTCAGTATTCTTAACAATCTTACCATCTTTTGAAATAAAAGGTTTCTTAGCTTTTAGGGGTTGGTCAAATTTTCTCTTTTTTGAATTCTTGAAAACTTTCTTAGCATTATTTTCCCAAAGACCAGCACCAGTTGGTTGAGGTTCAGTAGGTTTCATAATGAAACTAGGAGCATCAGTAGCAAGTTGAACACGATCTTGCCATTTGGTATCTAAGCAAATAACTTCAACTCTATCACAGATAGCTTCATAATCATTAGGGTTTGTCCAGATTTCTTTAGGATGGTAGTTGGAGGTAATCACAATCTTCTTAGGTCTAATAAAAACAGAGGAATATTTCTTTTCACCTCGAAATTGTTTCTTATCGCACCATCTCTTGATATGTTGAGCACCAATACAATCCGGGCCAATATCATCAATAAGAACATTTTCTTCACCTTCATAATCTTCCCACCATTTATTCAAAAGTTTATCGTAATAAACGTCTTCTCCAAGATAAGCAACAGCTTCAAAAGTCTTTCCTGTTCCTAACGGTATAAGAGAGAGACAAATGGAATAGCCCCCGATTTAATGAGTGGGGTTTATCTCGACCGCATACCTGTAGGACCATAAAACCATTTATGAGGTAAGTCAGAGGGTTTACCGCCTTCAGATATTCTTTTCCAACCATCAGGCTTAACACGAATCTTATTTTGATGACTAGCTTCAATTTTCTTAATAGTACCATAATACTTAAGCATATGAGAGGCTTGAATATTATCATGATCTCCTGATTTAGCTTTGGCAATTGTATCTTCATAATTATCTCGAATAACTTTGCGACCAGCAACAGTTTGATCTAAAGGGAGTTCACCATATTCAACAAACTTACCATCCTGTAGGAATTAATATATACAAATAAATAAAGATCAAAATTTCCTACCTTCTTACAATAATCAGAGGCTTCTTTCATAGTAGACATTGGAGATTTTGTTTCCCAATGAGCTTTAGTAGGAAATAACTTGATGACTTGTGTTAATCTTTTCATAGTTTTAAAACAGACCATGAATTGAAAATGAGGAGTTCCAGATTTACTAATTTCATTTCCATAAACATAATAATCTGCAATAGGAGCAATCTTAGCAAGCCAACAAGCTTCATCAGCAGCAGTAGGATTATTCAAAGTACAGCCAGCCCAATGTTTACCTCTTGGAATAGGTTCATTTTGAACTTTTTTAGTAGTTTCAGGAGCAGTTGTTATGGTCTCGACTTCCATGTTTGATAGGTTTAACGTGCGTAAACTCATGTTAAATAGTCACCGATTTCTTTGAATACACGAGATCAGAATGGCAATTCAGAATCACGTGAAGCAGTACTTTTCACTTCCACTTTCACGCACATGCACTTCCAGGCAGTACTTTTCACTTTTACTGTCGTCCCACGTGTTTTCAAATAATCATCATCATATTCAACAATCATTTTCTGAAGGCGCTGGGCAAGCAGGGGCCGCAGAGCGGTCCCGACCCCGCGTGAGCGGGGGGCGCCCGGCTGCCTGAAGA